TTTAAAATTGCCATGATTTGGCTATCAGTAAATTTAGATGTTTTCATTAAGAATCTCCTAACTTATTTAAATTAATATTAAGCGAAAATTCTACTTTTGAATCCTATTATTTTTAGGGGGGATTACCCATGTTGCTTCCCCCATTTGCTTCATAAACTCTTCAAAATTAAATCCACGCTTTGGCAATGGCTGATGATCAATTTCAATCACAAATTCTGGCAATTCACCCCCAGCATTTAAATATGCTTCAAGCGCCGCAATTCCTTTTTTCACCAATGCTTCTGCTTTTGCATGCGTTGCTGTTTGCAACTCACCACCAATAATCCCCATGATGAATAATGCTTCTCGCGTTCTTTGTAAACCGCGCTGCTTAAGCGCTGAGTCAGATGACCAGTAGACGCATGTTGCAAACAAAACATCAAAATCAAAACGCTCATCTTTGCAGTACGCTAAAAACTCAGGCAATGTTGGCGGAAATGTTTTGCCACTCTTTGCAACTTTCTCTAAACCACTCATCACTTGCTTTGCTGTGAGTCCCGACAATCCTGCTTTCCATGCCATATTTTCACTAGCAATCTCACCAAATGAGTTAGTCCAAAGCTCACCGTACATTTGGCTCATAAACTCCCAAATTTGTTCGAGTGCCTGAATTCTGCGCTGCTCTTTGCGCTCTTGCTCTCTCATTTGCAATTCGCACTCGTTCAACGGCTGACAATTTGCGGTTTGGATTGCTTGAATGGGTTGCATGATTAACTCCTCGATCTGCATATTTGTTTTCGTAAACTAAAATGAATTTGTTAGGGCGGACAAACCACGTAAAATCCATAACCCACCCCTTATCGCCGCCGCCTTTTAAGAAGCTTGATTGGCTCGCGATATCAATTGCTTCAAGTACTTTCTCTAGCGTGAATTCTTTAATGCGAGCTTTTAATAACTTATCGCGTTGGCTGCCTGGGGTGATGGCTTTAATTGGTGTAAATCCTGCGGCATTCCATTTTTCGATGATTTGCTGATAAGCATTTTCTGGTAGGGTATTACTACTACCACTACTAATAGATTCAGAAGAGTGACTGATTCTATGTGCAGCTCCTGCACCACCCCCTCGTGCATCTGCTGCACCACCTAGTGAATCTCCTGCACTACCCCCTAGTGCATTTCCTGCACCACCTACATCATTTGATTTATCTAGTGTCAAATGGTATAAATTTGATTGCTTCTCGTTGTTTCTGATTCGATTTTCGACACGAAGCAGGCCCATATCTACCAGCGCTTTAATGTGTCCTATTACGGACCGTTTGCTGATCTCGCACTGATCAGCAATATGCTGGTAGCTGGGCCAACATTCACCTAAATCACTGGCATTGTCCGCCAACTTCAAAAGAACAAGTTTACGCAATGGATTACCCACTTTGATTTTCATTGCTTTAACCATTAATTCCATACTCATATGGACTACCTCGCAATCCAATATTCTTTAAAAATCGCCCCTGTCTTAGGACACTTCACATACTCGGATGTGATGTTATGGCCGCGGCGTTTGAGCTCACTGATTCGTGAACGTAATTCGGTTGTATGAAATAACACTTTTGCCGAATGCACTGAAATACGATTACCTGCCTCCAGGTACATTAAAATTTGCTCACGTTTACCAATTCTTTTCGGTTTTTCCATCTTATTTCTCCTCTTCTGCTTTAGCTGGTTGTTCACCAAACACATCAGGACGCAAATCATGTCTTGATATACCTGTAATCGATTCAATTTTTAAAACATATTCCGCAGGAGGCGCTTTCTTAAATCGATGAACCCAAGAACCAATATGCCCTTGTTTAATACCTAATTTTCTAGCGAGGGCCGTTTGCCCTCCAGCTCTATCGATAGCCTCCATTAATTTTGCTTTCATTACCCACCTTTGTTATTGAAAATAACAATGATTATAACTAATGCTATTAATATTTCAATAGCAAATGTAATTTGTAGAACAATAACTATTGTTATAAACTTAAATAATGAATAAATTTAATTGTTTGAGGTAACTATGGAATTGAAAGATCGCTTAAAACAGGCTAGAGCTGCCAAAAAGCTATCTCAGGCCAAACTTGCTGAACTCGCTGGTGTTACTCAGCCAACAATTATGTTTATAGAAAATGGCAGAAATAAGGGATCGTCTAAAATTGTAGATATCGCAAATGCATTAGACGTATCACCAGATTGGCTATTACATGGCAAAGAGATGAGTAATGCAGAAATATCAAAAATACCTGTCGGCGAATGGGATGAATCTGCACCTCTAACTGATGAAATCGTCGCGATTCCTTATTTAAATGGCTTTTCATTATCAGCAGGTACAGGTGCGGTAAATTCTGACTTGCCATACTGTGGCGCCAAATTATGGTTCTCAAAAGCATTCCTTAAAAGGAGAAGTACAGATATATCGAAAATCTTTAGCATCGATGTTAAAGGGGATAGCATGTCACCAAAATTCGAAAGTGGCGGCATTGTCATTATAGACTCAGCCAATAACACGCTAGAAGATGGTAAAGTTTTCGCAATACATTACGATGGGCAAGACTTTATTAAGACATTACGCTGGATGCCTTGTGATATGGTATTAATCGAATCGGAAAACCCGATATATAGATCTTTTGAAGTGCCTTTATCAGAAGTGACCATCATTGGTCGAGTGATTGCATACCAACGAGAAGAGTTTTAAAAATTTTCAGGTCTTATTATTACAAATAAATACAACATATTTCATACTATGAATAAAATTTATAAGGATAAATTCATGAATAATACTAACTTAGAAGTTATAAAAAAAGGAAATTTTCAAGAAAATTTTGGTATTGATATTGATTGCTATGTTTTAAATGATAAAAAAAGGACTGCAGTTATCAGTAGTCGAGGAATGGCATCTGCAATAGGATTTAAAGGAAAAGGAGGCAATAACCTACAGAGATTTATTGATGGAAAAGCCATATCACAATATATAACTGTAGATTTAAGAGAAAAGCTAAATAATCCTATAAAATTTTTATCAAGACCTGGTCATTTAGACTCTGTAGCGCCTTTAACTTATGGATATGATGTCACTATTCTTATAGATCTTTGTAATGCTGTAATTGCAGCTGAGTTAGACTCTGCCCTTTCAATTACTCAAAAAGAAATCGCTAAACAAGCACATATCATTCTAAATGCTTCAGCAAAAACAGGGATCCAGGGATTGGTTTATGCTCTTTCTGGATATGATGCCACCAAAGAAGAAGTTATAGAGGCCTTCAAACTGTATGTTCAGCAAGAAGCCCGAGAATATGAAAAAGAATTCCCCGAACAGCTATATACAGAATGGTATAGAATTTATGAATTACCAAAACCGGAAAGAAACAGACCCTTTAAATTTATGCACCTGACTAACAATCACGTATATAAGCCATTGGCTCAAAGTAATGGAAAATTATTAGAGTTGATGCACTATGAAAAGGCTCAAAAAGGCGATAAAAGTAAACGACTACACCAATTTTTAAATGAAATTGGTGTAAAGGCTCTTAGAATGCATTTAGGCCAATTATTAGGGATAGCAAAAATTTCAAAGAATAAAATAGATTATGAAGGACATTTTCAAAAAGTTTTTGGCCAACAACTAGATATATTCGAGGATCAATAAAGCAAAGAAAACCTATGCAGTATATTAATTTTATTCATATATAATTGATATATAAACGGATCTTTAAAACCACCTTCGGGTGGTTTTTTATTGCCTAGCAAATACAAAAACTATTAATAAAAACAATAACAATCAATAATGATAGCAATATTAATTACAATCGTTATTGACTATATAAATACTTTTGCTATTATTCATCTCACGCACACAATTAAATGCTGGAGATACTGATGAAGTTTATATCGTTTGATAACTTAGCTGATGCCAAAACCTGGTTTGCAATGAACCAATTTAGCCTAAAGAGCTTTGCTTGGTCATTTGGTAAATATGCAATCACCATTTCATTCATGGAGAAGTAACGACCATGGTCAATCAAATTCTATCCATTAACAACGGAGTCGCGGCGATTCATAACTGTGATGATGGCACATCAGAACTCGCGATTTATAAAGATGGCCATACAACTCTTTATACGCTTAATCCAAGCGACACATTCCAACAAATCAGAGATAAAGCTCTTGAATGCTTAGGCGCTCAACATCGCCAATGAGGAAATTATGAGAAATAATACAAATATTACCCATGTGGTTATTGATATCGAAACGCTCGGCACTGTAACCAGCATGTTAAAAAAAGGGACTTGCCCTATCCTTCAAGCCGCTTATACGCTTGTCAAATACCACCCTGAAGATCAACAATGGCGATTATCTGGCGGTGCAGGATTCACTTTTAGTTTAGGTGTACAAAACGAGTTAGATGCCTGCCCAGAAACAGTCCGCTGGCATATTGAACACAACAAAGATAATTATATCTCACAACTAAGAGCCTCACTTGAAGCGCCGCTTGATTCAGCAGATTACTTTAAACAAGCACTGGAAGCAATCATTCGTGATGGACAAGAGGTTCACTATTGGTCACGTGGAAAAGATTTTGATTTCACGATTCTAGCCAGTTACGCAATGCAAAATAATATTTCGTATCCATTCATGTATGAATACGCATTCACTCGCACACATTGCATCCGCGATTTAGAAACTTTCTTTGGCATTGATCGTCAACAATTTAAAAATGGTAATCCGCACTGTGCTATGCATGATACAGAACATGAGGCCCGTATTCTTTCTCATTGGTTAAATGGTGGCAAATAATGGCACGTGGAATTAATAAAGTGATTTTATTGGGCCACTTAGGGCGTGATCCAGACGTTAAATACATGCCAAACGGCAATCCCGTGGCAAACATGACGATTGCAACATCTGAACACTGGAAAGATCGCAATTCAGGACAGCCTCAAGAACGTACAGAATGGCACCGCTTAGTCATCTTTGGGAAATTAGCTGACATTGCTGGTCAATATCTTCGTAAAGGCTCTTTGATCTATATTGAAGGTCAATTACAAACACGTAAATGGACAGACAGTACAGGTCAAGATCGTTATACAACAGAAATTGTTGTCAATACTTTGCAAATGTTGGATAGAAAAGGCGCCGCATTCGGTGAAAATGGTGATTATGAAACGAACCAAGATCTACCAAAAACACAAACACCCAAAGCCATAGCTGCAGAACAAAAAGCGCTGACCTCACACGATATAAATGCATTAATGAATGAGGACTTTGATGCACCAGATTCAGATATTCCACTGTAGATAACCAATTATATTAATCGATGGAGAGTAATCATATGATGAAGTTATGTAAAACATGTAACACCATGAAACATGGTAGTGAATTTTACAAAAACAAAGCAAAATCAGATGGCCTTCAATCACATTGCAAAGTATGCGATAACAAAAGGCGTTCCAAGTATCATCACAACAAAAAAGCAGCAAAAAATAATGATACAGCTCAGCCAAAAGTTAAGAAAGCACCACAACGTATAAAGCTGAACCCTCCAAAAACCACAGAGAGAAAACGCCGCAGTAATGTTACGACTAAAAATTCCCCTTCAAAAATTGATGGCTTACTACTGGCACATACATTAAAGGTTAATCAAGAATGTAAAGCTAAAATTCGTCATCAACAACGTGGTGAACTCATTAAAATTAAATCTGTGATCAATGCCAAATTTGTCAATATTTCAACATCAACGATTGGCGAACAAATCTCGGTATCGGCAACCATGATGGTCAATAAAAAAGTACATAAATATGAATCTGCATATTTATCACCATCTGAAGCTGAAGCATTGATCAATCAAATGCATATTAGCCCTAAAGATGTAGCATCGGAATATATTCATTTTGTAAAACATGGTAGAAGATTCAATGACCAATCTTTTTCTACCGCATGTAACCAACCAAAGTAAGTAGGTGTAGAAAAACATGATCGTTATTAATAGAACACAAGTTCGCCACATCTTATCCACAAATGGCACTTTAATACGCCCATCTACACTAGAGCAGTATGAAGCAGATGGCATTATCCGGTAATCCCCCCTAAAAATAATAGGATTCAAAAGTAGAATTTTCGCTTAATATTAATTTAAATAAGTTAGGAGATTCTTAATGAAAACATCTAAATTTACTGATAGCCAAATCATGGCAATTTTAAA